GGACTTCATGTCGATTCCGGGCTCGTTCTGATCAACTACCTGGCGAAGAGCAAGAGAATCGCGGGCTGGGAGGTTCCTGATGAACGAGTTGATGAGGTTCTTGTCGGTCTTCCCCTCAACTGCGACGATCGAGAACTGGAGGCGGGTCGTAACGAGGTTGTCGGACATTCCGCCCGCCTTCTTCTTCCTCTCCTGGATGATCATGATCTCTTCCTCGTCTGCTCCTGTGAGGAACTTGAAGCGGACGGTCTTCTTAGTGACAGGAAGCTGAGCTTCGAAGAGATTCTGACCTACCTGGACAGGCTCAAGAGAGAGGGGCTTGATCTGGAGCTCTGAGAGATTGAAGGCCTGCTTGGACTTGCTCTGGCAGGCGGGGCACTCGACCTCGACATTGTAGTCTGCGCCATAGCCAGTGACTCGAAGAGCGACCATGAGAGCGTTGCGGTCACCCGACAGCATTGAGGGAACGTCGATCCTCTTGTCGACGAGGCACGACTTAATGAGCTCAGTGATGACTGTTCCCTTCTTGATAAGGGCTCTCGAAGTGAGGATGTCCTCCTCACGAGCTGTCATTGCTCTAACCTCGACTGTCTCTCTACCGTGGAGGGGAGACTCTGTTGGATAAACAAGGCCCCTCGAGGGAAGGGGAACGAGCTCCACTGGGACCTCGAAACCGAAATCGTCCTTCATGACGTCCCTCACAGGGACTCCAGCTGGTGCACCGCCCGTAAAGACCTGATTGCGCTCATTCCTATCTGACAAGAATCCTCCGTGAGTTCTTACACCTGATTATCATCCAAACTAACGGACTAGTAAAACAACTTGCCCCGCTTCGAAGAGCGGGGCAAGAAGACTCTTGAGTCTTTCAGTACTGCAGGACGCAGTTGTCCATCTGCAGAGTGAGTGCAATTTCAGTGGGGTCTTCGGTTCCGTAATCAAGATCGCCGAATGTGGCGTTAGTGATCTGGGCACCCTTGATGTCCCAAAGCTCCACGACTGTTCCGACTGGGTCAAGCATCTTCAGCTGCAGGTCTCTCTTGTAGAAATCTGCGTAGCCTGCTCTACCGGAGACAGACTCGAAGTGTGTCCTGATCCACTCCATGACCTGCTGGGCGCCAGAAGGTGCGATGGGATCGTAGAGAGTGACCGACATCGTGCTGAACTTTGCCTTGCCGGCGATGTAGCGAACGGTGTTGATCCAGTGAATTTCCTGTGAAGCGACTTCGACGGTGGGTCGAGCCGCGCTCTTCACGAGGAATGCGTCAATGCCCTCAATGGCCAGAACCCAGCGGAACTTGCGCTTGGGCTCGAACCTATTGGGAAGCATGTCGGTTACTGACAGTGTCTCGGCCATTGTTGAACTCCTTGTACTTTATCTATTCTGATCAGAGACTTAGATCTCGACGTTGGGGTTGGATACCACGAAGTCGAGTGAGATGAACTCGACCGAACGCGTGGGCTGGATGAAGATCTTACCACGGATGGTGTTGTTCTCCACGTCAGCCTGCGTGGTTGTCGTCGTGTCGATCTTCACCTTGTAGCGGTCCACACCCTGCTGGGCCTGGATCTGCTTGAGGATGGGATCGACGAGAGCCGAGAACCTTGCCAGCGTTGCTGCCCTGTTCGGCTCGAACAGGATGGTGTTTGCCACGTTCCTCACTCTACGACGGAGGTCGATGAGAAGCCTGCGGACGTTCACTCGGTCTAGAGCTGATGCCCTTGAGAGGAGAGTCTTCTGTCCGTAGACGACCGGGGTCGCTGACCCTGGTATCGTGGTGATTGGGTTGACATCGTTGCTGTAGAGGGTGTCGAGGTTGTCCCTGTTGAGCTTTGTCTGCACTTCGATGACAGTCGAGAGAGCTCCTCGCGTGAAGCCCGCAGGAGCGAACCAGGGGTAAGCGAGTGAGTCGTTGAGGCCGAATGCTCCGAGGACCGCGACCGAGGGAGGACAGATGAGATTTGTCCGTGTCGTCGGGTCTGCCATCACCACGTCCGGGAAGTAGGCGGCTGCGAATGATGTATCGAGGCGGCGATCCTTCAGGCCGTTGGAGGTGAGTGAGACCGAGACAGTGTCGCCGGATCCGGTGATGACGCTGTCGTTGATGTTCTTCTCCTCGATGTCCATGATGTAGATTGCATCGAACCTGTTCGTGACTGCGTCGATCGCGTAGTCTGTAACACCCGGCTCTCTAATTCCAGGGATTGCAAGGATCTGGATGTCAGCGAATGACTTGTCCTGGAGGATGTCGATTGCCTTCCTGTACGCTGCAACCGTCGGACCGGTGGGACCGAACTGCGTTGAAGTGTAGTCCATCTCTCTTGCAGCGGCGTTGTTGAGGAGGTTCGACTTGTCGCTGTTGAAGACATTCGTGCCGTTGAATCCGCCCTGGACAAAGAAGCTGAACTTGAGGAATTTCCTCGTGGTGAAGTCAGCGAAGTCGCTCTGGGGGTCGATGAACCTCGTGAAGCCGGATCCGAGAACTCCATTCCTCGAGTATGACGCACCGGCCCACTTGTTCGGGTCTGGGTAGCCAGTGAGCGACGAGGTGTCCGTGACCTGGACTCTGGTGAGAGTGAACAGGTTGTTGTTGTATGTGTCGGCGCTCGCTGTCGTCCAGGGGTTAGCAGATACCGTGAAGTAATTGCTAAAGTACTTCGTGAATGAAGACACCGTGTCGTCAGTGTATGTGTTCTTATTAGGCTCAGACTGTGAGTCGTTGACCTCGAACTGCACACCCCAGTGGAGGTAGGGGGTAGCCGATGCCGCGGTGCCCGCTCCAAGAGCGAGAGTGTTCCTGAACGGCACTGGAACCATCTTCACAGTGTTGATTCTCGTGAGCTGGTTGGCTCCCGCGATGTTCAGGTAATTGATTCCGCCGAAGCCCATTGGAAGAGCGTTGGCTGGGACTTCCTGGTTCTCAACGTCGTCAGGAATCTCAACGCGTATGTAGGACGACATGCTGGTGTAGCTACCCTCGACCACGAGCTTCTGCGCGCCTGAGACGCGGTCGAAATCGTAGTAGGTGTTCATGTCGCCGATGACCTTGCCGATGTAGCGGTCAGAGGCCGGGTTGATCGTCACTCCGATGAATGACTCGAGCACCTGCGGGACGTCGTCCGTGTCTCCGAACTCTCTCACGTAGAGGTCGAAGCTTCCGTAGTCAGAAGTTGGATCGGTCGAAGGTGTGATGTTCCTGATGGAGATCTTGAACTTCGTGTTCGCGTAGGCACCATCGTCAAGAGCGCGGACCTTGAAGAGGTTGACAGGAGAGCCACCGAAGGGCTGTGAGATGACCCAGGGCGAGAACGCAGTCTGGAACCTGTCCTCAAATCCCTCGAAGTTGGGGACTGTTGCAGAGCCGGTGTTGAAAGCCCGTGATCCCGTCAGGATGAAGGCGACCTCTTCGCTAGTACCGACAACGTTTCCACCAGCGCCATTGGTGATGACTCCGGTTCCAGTTACCACACCGTAGGACCTGTAGACGTCGTAAGAAGTGTATAGGCAGTGACCAGCCTGCTCTGTCTTCATCGGATCTGTGTTGAATATCTCTCCGAAGTAGTTTGTCGCTTGGGGGTCAAAGCTCGCTGTCACGATGTTCGGGTACGTTGTGGTTGCCCTGTGACCACTGAGGAGGAGCACGAAGTCTTGAGTTGCGTTACCCGAAGAATCCTGGAGCTTCACAGAGCCTGTCATGAAACCGTATTCGACTGCGGGAATCGTAGAGGCAGGAAGATCGTTGCTAACGCCTGCGTTGCCTGACAGGACGAGCCTCACACCTGACGGTGCAAGGAGGACACCGCGGAGGACCGGAATCGACGTTGTCGAAGTCTGGGCGCCTGCTGATGAGAATGTGGTCGACCCGTTCGACTCTGATACGTAGCATCCGAAGAAGTACGTGCGACCCGTGTAATTTCCAAGAGAGTAAGGGTTCGCTCCCAAGTCTCCGTTCGACTGGACCTGCTGGGAGCCCACCACGAATCCGGCGTTTGCGACCTTTCCAGCGTTGGCACCAGCGACAGCAGTCCTCTTGTTGCCGTCGCCGACGCCGAGGACCCTAACGTATGTTCCTGCCCTAGCGCTCCGGAGCCACTCGTTCATTGCGAGTGGTCCGAACTTTTCCCCATCCGTAGGTCCAAACTTGTTAGCGAAGTCTGGGTAGCTCGCAACAGTTACCGGTACGAATGCTGGACCGCGCAGCGAAGTACCGATTACGCCTGCGGGCACTCCCTGGGGTGCTGCTTGCGTCGGACCAGAGAGATCGATCTCTCGTGTTCCTACACCGGGACTCTTGTAAGTGAGTTCTGCCATTGGTGCTCCTTATCTCTCTGTATGTATCACTCGAAAGCGACACCTGAAGGGGTGATTACGAAGTCGACTGCAATGAATTCGATCGTCTTGGTCGGGACGAGGATGATCTTGCCGTTCAACTTGTTCTGTTCAGCGTCCTGGGGTGTGTTGTTGGTGTCGTCCATGATAACCCTGAACTTCTCGATACCGGCCTGCGCCTGGATAAGAGCGAGCTGGGGGTTGACAGAGGCGATGAACCTAGACCTTACCGCTGGTGTGTTCTGCTCAAAGAGGAGCCTGCCTGCAACTTCGCTGACAACTCTCTTGACTTCGAGGAGGAGACGCCTGACGTTCACTCTGTCGAGAGCAGACTTCTTCAGCTGAAGCGTCTTCTGGCCGAAGATGACGAAGCCTCCAGCCGGGAACGTTGCGATTGGGTTGATCCTCGCATCATAGAGCGTGTCCCTGTCTCCCTGGTTGAGTCTCACCTGGACGTTAGTAACGAAGTCGAGAGCTGCCCTGTTGAAGCCTGCGGGAGCAAACCATGGGTAGGCAACCTTATCGTTGAAGGCGATCGCTCCGAGAGCCGCAATTGATGCTGGGACCTTCACCTTCTTGCTGACGTTGGCATCGTTGATGTAGACGTCAGGGAAGTATGTTGCAGCGTAATTGTTGTCGATGTTGAGCCCGATGAATGTCTCTGATGTCTGTCTCACCGAAGGCCTGCGACCGTCAGTTCCATCGAAGATTCTAAACCCACTGTCGTCGTACGAAGGAATGTCTCTCACGTACATGGCGAGTGAGTAGTCTCTTGCAGAGTCCTGTGCGTACGTGGTGACGAGCGGCTCCCTGATTCCCGGGATGGCGATCAGGTTGACGTTGGATGAGATCTCGTCAGTGAGGATGTCAATTGCTGACTTGTATGAGTAGATGATGTTGTTATCGACACCAGCGCCAGCAGCATTGGTCACGAGACCAGCCTCAACGGCGCCGATTGCCTTTCCATCCTCTCCTGCGAAGCCGGTCTCCGCCGAAGAAGCTCTGTCATTCATCAGGCGGTTGTCTCTGTCAAGGATGTTCAGACCATCGAATCCACCGTAGAAGACTGATGTGAACTTATTGAACGAAGCGAAACGGTTGAAGACCACCGAGGAAGAAGCCACGAGAGTAGCGAGTGTGACTCTCGAAGTTCCTGCCGGGTACTGGACCCTGTAGTCAGTAGCAGAAGGAGAACCATCACGAACGTAGGCAGCCTCTCTCATGTGAGTCTCTGCCGTTCCAGTCACTGTGCTGAGAGTCTGGTTCGCAAGAGCAACTCTAGCAAGAGTGAACTTGTTGGCGTTGAATGCGTCCGCTGCGGATCCACTGACGAGGACGTCCTGCTTGAAGATGCCCTGGAATTTGGTGTAGCTCTTGACGAGATTGTTCTGGAGAGTTCCGAGGTTGTAGTTCAGGACAGCGTCGGTGACTGAGGCAGTGGTGGGCATCGACTGGACGACCGTGCCCCAATAGAGACGAGAATCAGCTCTCTCGTTCGCACCCGGCTGACCGATGTTCGGAGTGCCGCCAGAGTCCGTCATTGTTCCGCGTGTGACCTTGAATCGGTAGGGAAGCGGTGGGATGATCGAGGCTGTGAGTGGGCTAACGGCAGGGTTGAAGAGCCTTGTCGTTCCCGTGAATGTGACGCCCTCGGAGGTGAGAGACCTCGCGTTGTCGTCTGTGAGGTTGTCGACAGTCTTGAGGACTGGGACACCCCTGAAGCCGAATGGAAGAGCGGCGGCAGGAACCTGGCCAGCTTCAAGGAGTGAATTCATCACGATCCTGAAGTTCACGCTCCTGTTCGGGTACTTGCCCGAGATGATGAGCCTGCGCTCATTGATCTCGTCAGTGTCGAAGTTCCAGAAGACCTTCTTGTCACCGATCGCCTTTGCGATGTAATTGTCTGCCTTCGGGTTGAGGCTGACGGCCGGGTAGTACTCAAGCCCCTGTGGGTTGAGATCGTCATCACCGAACTGGCGAAGGGTGACGTCGAATGTGCCATAAGGCTGGTCGGGGTCTGTGCTGGCCTGGATGTTTGAGATCGAGACCTTCAGCTTGTCGTTCGCATACTCACCGTCAGAGATCGTCTCAAAGTGGAAGAGATCGTACTCATATGCGCCGAAGGGCTGCGAGATGAATGACGGAGTCTTCGGTGTGGTGAAGCGTGTGTCGTAGCGACCGAACTTGCTCTGCCAGTTGGTGTTTCCTGAG